CCACTGACCTCGATGTCTGCGTACTGATGCAGGGAGCCGGCGCCGTACTCGCGTAGGACCCGGACCTCCGTACCGGAGGCCAGGGGTTCATCGACGAGACGGGCGGACCCGGAGGTCACGCGGGATACGCGGACCACTTCAGTTCGATGTGCGGACCGTCCTTGAATCGCTTCCAGTCCGCGCCGAACGTCAACTCGACGTTCAATTCCTTCCCGGCTTGTCGGAACGCGGGAAGCATCTTGTGATACAGGGGCCACGCCCAGGAGACCTTGCCGCCTTCCAGCGGCGCGATGTCCACGGCGTGTCCAGTGAGGTGTCGGCTATTCAGGGTCGTGCTCGATCCGGCGGCGACCATCTGCTGCTGACGCTCTTTCGAGCGCAGTCCTTCCAGCACGGTGAACGGGACCGCGGTGAGTTCCGCGGCCCGTTCGACCACACGAACAAGATCGGGATGCACGCCCTTCAGCCGACCGCGATCACGGTCGGTGAGGGTCATGTAGTCCTATCGGGTAGAGAGGGAGGCGCTTGCGCTATCGCGCGTGCGCTCGGTGCGGATCGGCTTGGTCGGCGCGATCGGTGGCGGCTGGTCCTTGGTGTCCAGGATGCCTGCGTACAGCCGGGCTTCCTCGTTGAACCGGCGCCGCAACCCGTCCAGCGGCGTCGATGCGGCACGCCCGCGCAGCTTCGAGACCACGGTCTCGCGGTCGCCGTTCAGCGCGTCCTGGATGATCCCGGAGTCGCGGACGGCGCCGATGCCGGAGTTGTAGATGCGAGAGGCCAGCACGAGCCGCTTGTGCATCGGCAGCGCCCGGCCCTTGGTCTCCTGCTGAAGCTGCGCCAGGGTCTCCTGGATCGTCGCTTCGAGCAGGCGTTCCTTCTCGGTCTGCGTGACCGGGGCACGTCCGTCGCGCACCGCGTCGAAGCGGGCGGAATCCCACCCGAGCGCCTTCGCGGTGAACTCCTGCGCACCCGGTCGGTTCAGGTTGAAGCCGTAGCCGACCGAGACCTCCTCGTCCGTCGTGCCGTGGCCGGGCCGCACGCGCCGGCCGCGCCGCGCGGCGTCGCGCGACAGAGCCCCGTGGTACGCGAAGTCCTCGTCACCCTCGTATGCCTTCAGGTGTTGCTTCAGCGTCTCCACGAACTGCTGGTCATTCAGGGAACCGCCAGGGATCGGCTGCGTCGAGCGCGACGAATCCAGGAGCCTCACGAAGTTCGGGACGCTCCAGGACTTCGTGGGGATGGCGGTGTTGGTCCAGACGTTCAGCGACAGCTTGCCTTCCCGTTGCAAGCGGCGGACTTCGCCGTACACGGCGTCATCGAGGACCTTCTGGCGGTCAATGGTGAGATCGTCCATGTTGCTAGGGAGCAGGGTTGTCAGAAATGCTAGGAGCGCGAGAAGCGGCTGGATTGGCACGGGCCTGGTCCGTTCGGTATTGGCCCAGGGCCGCCGCGTCTGCCGGCTCGGTCGCGTAGCGGAAGCCATACCGGATGCGGAAGGCGTGCGTGCCGTACTCGCGGCCCATGTGCTCGATGTAGAAGCCCGGAGGCATCACCCGTTGCAGTGCCTTCACTGCCTCGGTGTAGTCCTCGGGAACCTTGACGATTTGCTTGCGCACGCCGCCGCGGCGATCGTCCTCGCCGATCTGCATGGTGAGTTCCTGACCCGAGGTGAACACCAGGGGTCGGCCGTCCGCAGCGAACACGGTGAACATGCCGCTGCGAGCGGTGTCGGACGAAGGCCGCAGGAACACCCGATCCGAGTCCGCGCCGACCGTGCCAGGGAAGGCACGCGCCAGGCTGCGGAGGTCCGTCTTCCAGGTCTCGACCGGGTTCTCGTCCTCGCCCGTCACCGGGTTGCGGAACGGCAGCGGGGCCACGATCGCGCGACCCGTGGGCGAACTCGCCACTTCGCCGGTGCGGCCGAACACGTTGTCGGTCGCCGAGACCGTGCCGCGCTCGGACGGCAGCAGCATGAAGCGCGTGGCGAACTTCTTGGCCGCCGCCTCCACCGCCGCGTCCACGTCCGGGCTCGTCGTACGCCCGCGCTGGTAGGCCAGTTGCAGGGCCACCTCGCTGCGGAACTGCTGGAGCGATTGGGTGGACTGGAACACCACGTCGTCGCCGAACCAGCCGGTGAGCTTGTTCAGCGCCTTGGCGGCAGACTGGTCGATCTCGCGTTGAATCTTCGAGTTCTCTTTGGTCTGCCCGGTGAGCGTGGCCCAGTTGATCGCGCCGCCCTGCCGCGACTCGCCGAGAATCTTCAGGACCTCGGGCTGGTTGCGCAGGGACTCGATGAACGACTGCGGCGACTGACCCGCCTCGGCGGCGGCCTGCATCGAGTAGAAGAAGGACTTGCCTTGATCGTTCAGCACGCGGTCAAGCATCGCCGGGCCGCCCGCCTCGCCCCGTGCGCCGTAGACGCGCGAGAGGAAACGGAAGGCGCGGGAGGCCCGGGCCGGGTCGTTCAGGTTGACCAGGCCGTTGTTCACCGCGTTGCGGAAATTCGCCGAGACGCCATCCGACTGGTTCACCACGTCGGCCATGAAGTCGGCCGTGGTATCGTCGCCGAGGATGTCGATGGCGCCGTGACCGAACTCGGTCTGCGTGACCGCCAGCGGAATGCCGCGCGACTGCGCGAGCCGCTGCGCCGCATTGTCCTGCTGCGAGTCGAGCAGGGCTTGCGGGGTCTTGCCGATCGCGGTGGCGTCCGGCTCCAGCGAGGGCGTCACGCCGATCAGCCGGCGCAGCACCGCGTTGGACTCGACCTGCCGATCGACGATCTTGCCGACCTGCGCGGTCAGGGAGGCATGGAACGCCTCGCGCTCGCGGATGCCGCCGTAGCGGTCCCACACCTGCTCGTCGTACTCGGTGAGCAGGCGCATGGTCGTCTCGACGGTAGGCGACTGCGCGAGCCGCTGCTGCGCGGAGTTCAGGAAGTTGCTGTGCGTCTGGACGCCCTCGTAGGTCTTCAGCGAACTGAGCCTTTCCAATAAACGTCCGCTCAGTTCTGTATAGACTTCGGGGAATTGCTGTGCATATGAGCGTCCGTCAGGCCCGGGAGCCTCCATCGCCTTCAGGATCGTCTCGACCTGCCCGGGGTTACGGGCCGTCCCGGTGAGCGAGGCCGTGACCCACTTCAGGGCCGCGCCGCGGTCGCCCTGGAACAGCGCAGTGGCCCGGGTATGCAGGTCCGCCATGCGGTCCTTGCTGATGCCCTGCGCGTCCTGGATGAAGCCCTCGATCTCGGCGCCGAGCGCCTGGAGGCCGTTGGCCCGAGTGACCTCGGCCTGCTTGCGCTTGAAGCCGTCCGTCACCGGGTCGATGCTCGCGTTGACCTGCGCCAGCAGCGGCGCGTCGAACAGCGGATCGCCCGTACCGTCGCCGACCTCGCGCTTCAGGAACTCTTTGCGGAAGCCGTCGATGTCGAACGAGCCGTCGAGCGGCTGGTCCTGCACCCCCTCGCGGAAGCGGTCAGCCAGGTCGCGGGCGACCAGGGTGGCGTTCGTGCGGGCATAGGCGTCGATGTAGCTCAGGCGGGCCTGGTTATCCAGGCTCGGTCCTACGCCCTTCAGGCGATCGGAGGCGCCTTGGAGCGCAAGCTCCTCGTTCTCCATGCGGACCGCGTGGACGCGATCGGCCTGCTCGATCTGGCGATAGTTGCTCACCGCGTCGGCGGTCCGGCCGAAGAAGCCACCGAGGGCCTCGTCCAGGTTTTCCAGGCCCGTGCTGCGCGTGACGCGCATGGGGTTCGCGCGGGGGCCTTGGAGGGCCACGGCCGGCGCGGCGGCCTGCTGGTCCCGGGCTTGGTAGCCCGGGCCGATCGGGTTGCGCCGCTCGCGTTGCGTGCTCATCTGTTACCTCCCGGAGCGGACGCGCCGCTCGCGTTCAATCTGGCGGCGCTCGTTGTAGTAGCTCAGGCCGGCGTCGGCCGCAGCGCCGAACGCATCGCTCATAAACTGGTAGCGGTTCGCCTTGCCTTGGTTGCGGAGCGACTGGCGCTCCAGGTCTGCGTTGATGCGGGTCTGCTCGCGGTCCTGGAGGAACGCGAAGCGGGTGCGGCGGAAGTTGCGGTCGTTACGGCCGAGGTCTTCGGCCGCGCTCGCGTTCACGTTTTGCGCCCGGGCCGCCAGCGAGCCGGTGCCTTCGGCGGCGATCAGCCGCGCCATGCTCAGGGCACGGGCGGCCTCGCGCATCCGGTCGGTCATCGCGGCGCCGGCTTCCTCGCCTGCTTGGGTTTCCGCGTTCTCGATGTCTCGGTAGGCCAGGGACTCCTGGAAGTTGACGCGGCGGCCCTGCTCCTCGATCGCCTTCCGGCGAGCCCGAGAGGCCAGGCCCGCCCCGACGATACGGAGCCCGAACTCCGCGAGCGCGGCGTAGGGGTTTGCTGCTGATGCGGTCATGCCTTGATCGGGTTGGTGTAGCGGCCGGTCAGCGTGTAGCCCGTGATGTCCCAGGGCGCCGATGAATCAGCCTGCACAGTGAGGGTGGCCGCGTCCCCGCGCGAATTGAACGGGATGCGGAAGTTGAGGTTGGAGCCCACGGTCGGCCGGACGAAGCCCGAGCCGACGAAGCGGGCGCTGCGTTGGACTTGCGTGATGGGAATGCGATCGGGCCGGCTGATGAACGCCGTGAAGTCGCCCGTGGTCGCGCATTCGAGTCCGACCCACCGGACCTGGTAGCGGCCGTGTGGCGTCGCCTTGCCGTTCTCGTCGCGCCAGTAGAACGGCGAGAAGATCAAGGTGGACTGGAAGCGCACCCCGAGCCACACCTCGGCGTTGGCGCCGGCCAGGGCGTTGCCCGGGACCTGGAGGATGCCCGAGACCACCAAGCCGGTGTACTCGCGCCACCAGCCGTCGCCGGAGTGCCAGGCGCAGGCCACGACCGGCAGCGCGGCCATCGACGCCGGCACGGGGAAGTCCGTGCGGTTCGGGCCGGTCTGGTACGCTCCTGCGCCCTGGACGAGTTGGTCCAGGTACGGCAGCGGCAGGGGCACGGCTGACACGCGCTGGCGCGGCTGCGCGTCCGCGGACAGCGTGAGCCCGTAGAGCGCATTGCCCGAGACGTTCTCCACGAGCAGGAGCAGCGAGGCGTCCTGCGCGAAGTAGTCCAGGATGTTGTTGCCAGGCTGGAGCGTCACTGAGGTCCAGGCGTTCTGCTGGCGCTGGTTGTCGGCCCAGTAGCTCGTGTGGACGTAGAGCTTGGTCGGCGTGCGTGGACTGAAGGCGAACAGGCGGCCCGATTGGGACACGCCTTGCAGCTTCGTCACACGGCCGGGGATGTAGTCGGGCACATGCTTCGACAGGTCGAAGGCCGTGTTGCTGGCCGCCGAGTCGTCGTAGAAGTATTGCCACAGCGCCCCGCGGCCTTCGGCCGTGCCGGCGTAGTACAGCGAGTCACCGACCACCACGGGCCGGCAGTCGCGGTTCAGGTTGAACTTGGTGGCGACTCCGATCGTGATGTTCTGCGCGGTGAGCGGCTGGTCGCCGGGCACCTCAAGCTGCGTGTTCTCGCTCGTGACGATGAGCTTGTTTCGGAACGGAATGACGTGCTCGATGACAGTCACGTCCTGCGAGTCGCAGGGCTGCTCGATCACGTCGGACGGGCGCGACTCCCGCGCGGTCTCTTTCCAGAAGTTGTAGAGGTCGTCCGGCTGCGAGAACGTCAGCGTGTCGTCGGCGGCCACCACCAGGCGGCCCTTCCAGACCGTGATGTCAGCGATCCTCTTGCCGACGAACGCAGGCCGCGGATTGGTCACGGCGTCGCCGCGCGTCCGGGTCTTCCAGGGCGCCACGTCCAGGCTGAAGGCGTTGGCGCCGGTCCGCCGAAGCTCGACGGGCATCGAGGACGCCGTGAAGGTCAGCGTGGACGCATCGTTCGCCAGGTAGCTCGTCTCGATCCAGGTGCCCGAGGCGCGGTTCCAGCGCACGTAGTAGACCAGCGACGGGTCGCCGCGGCCAGGATCGACCGCCACGACCACGCCCTCCTCGAACACGGCCGGCAGGTCGCTCGTCGAGGACACGCGGCCCTTGATCGCGTAGATCGCGTCCGGGTCCCAATCGTTGCGGCACGACAGTTCGTTCAGCACGTTCGTCGGGCCGACGCACTTGATGATGCTCGCGTTCTCGCCGAGCAGCGTGAAGGTCAGGCCAGCCGGACCGAACGTGGTCTGCGCCGCGTTGCGCAACCCGGCGGCCAGGACCTCGCGCGTGGTCGTGTTGTTGGCCGGTATGTTGAACGACGCCGAGCCACCCGACGCCCGGGTGATGTAGAAGTTCTGATTCGCCGACGACGTGCGGCGCACGACGAAGTAGACCTCGCTCAGGGCGGGCACCGCGGGCTCGGTCGCGGCCACGGCTTGATCCGGGTTCAGGACCACCACCGTGTCAGCGATCGGCAGATACTTCAGGCGAGCGCCACCGTTGATGTTCAGGTACGCCTGCGCCGGCACGGACGACGAGAGGGTCGCCAGGTTGCCGGTGTCGAAGTTGCGCACCTCGATCTGGCCCGGGGAGGCCAGGCGCAGCAGGACCCACCGCTGGCCGTCCGTGGTCTTGAAGCACAGGTGCGGACCGGCCGCGTAGTTGCTCCGGGTCAGCGAGAAGTTCAGGCGGGTTCCGGGACGACGCGTGAGGCCCGCGAGGTCCACGGAGGCGTAGAAGTTGTCGGCGTCCTCGACCTGGTTGGGCGCCCGCTTCAGCGCAGGCTGGCGCGATACGCCTTGGAAGAACGCATCAACCGGCGACTGGAACGGGGTATCCATTACATGCTCCCGTAGTAGCGGCGGCGATAGTGCCGCGCGTAGACGTGTGGGTTGTCGAGGATGTTGTAGTCGTCGCTATCGCTCTCGGAGTCCAGCGAAGCGCCCACGGCCTGCACCATCTCATCGGTCAGGGTCTTGTCGTGGACCGGCGAGCCGACGTAGGACGCCTGGTACTTCTTGGCGGCCACGGCCACGATCTCGCGCTGGACGTGGAATGGGCACTCGTCGAAGGCGATGCTGCGAATGATGCGGAACTTGACCGGCTTGCCGATCACGTTCGAGTTGGTCTTCTTGTCGTACATGAAGCCGCTGCGCTCCACGAGATCGAACTCGCGGGCGTCGGTGTCGGCCACGTCGATGAACAGCGCATCGGCGGGGACCGGCAGGCGGCCATTACCGTCCGGCGAGATCGTGAAGTCCTCGTCGGTGTTGAAGTACCAGCCGCGGGACAGGACCTTGCGGGCCTCGGCGTCGAGAACGGTCTCGGCGGCCGTGGTGTCCGCTGCGCCCTCGACCAGCGTCAGGACAGGCGTCTCGCCCACGGAGACCAGGATTTCGTTGATCGCATTGAGCTTGGTCAGCATTGGGTTCCCGGTGTGTTTGGAAGACCACACGCGATACAGACCTGCCAGCCTGTAGCGGGTGTGTTCTCCATAGGGACGAAAAAAAGAGGAAGGTCCCCGTGAAGGGACCCTCCTCTCGTTGGGATTACGGAGCCGCCGTGCGGAACTCGACAGCGCACTCGGGGCGCAGGATGCCATGACCCACCGCCATACGAGCGACCATGAAGTCCTCAAGACGACGCACGTCGCGCGTGCTCTCCACCGCCACACCGAGCAGTTGCACGGTGCCCACGGCGTCCGTGGTGAACAGGAGGCCGGTCGTGGTGGCGTAGTTCGCGCGGTACTTGGCGAACACCGAGGTGTCGGCCGTCTCGTTCGTGTTCGGGAGCAGGTTCGAGCGGTAGATCGTGACGCCCTCGACCGACAGGGACTCTTGGCCCTGCACCGAGGCGTCGCCGCCGCGATGGAACTGGTTGATGAGGACGTACTGGTTGCCCGCGTTCGTGGCCCACTTGATCGCGTCGAACACGTTCGGGTTCACGACCATGTAGAACTGCGCGTTCTCCGGCACGTTCTTCTGGAACATGGCGATACGCGCGTTGCGGATCGCGTTGATCCAGTTCAGGCCGTTGATCGCGCCGGCGCCGAGCAGGCCCGCGTCCGTGATGGTGTTACCAGCCGGGAACGAACCAGCCGCAGCCGCACGCGCGGCCAGGATGACCGAGCGGAAGCAGTTGCGATCGTAGGTCCGCGCCAGCGAGCGACCCATGTCTTCCGCGATCGGACCACGGAGGTCGAAGTGGCTCATCGCCGCGTCGATGTCCGGCACGCTGTAGTGCGAGGCCAGGATCGCGTCGATGGTGATTTCGCGCTCGTGCGAGGAGAAGGTGTTGCCGAGCAGTTCTTGACCCGGCGTGACGTACTCGGCGATTGCCGTGCCGGTCAGCGGGAACTGAGCCGACTTGCCCGAAGCGATCGTGCGCTCGCGGGTCTTGCCTTTCATCAGCGTGGCGGCCGTGAAGAAGGTCAGAATCTCGCCGCCGAATACCTTGAGGAACAGGGCACGATCGTCAGCGGTTTGGCCTTGACCAAGCCGTGCCGGCGTGCTGTTGGCACCGAAAGCCATTGCAGCTTTTCTTTCAAACAGATGCCCGATGCCGCACTAGGACGCGCGGTGGGCGGGGTTACTGAGGAGGGGCTTGTGCTTCGCTTGACGGCGGCGAGTGGCCGGTTGTCGCGCCGTAGCGCGGCCGGTGGCCGTGTGTGCGTTGCGGAGGGTGACGCCCGTTAGCTAGACGTGCGTTTCGTTGAATGGGGGTCCGTGGATAACGGCGACGGACGGGCGCCAGACACACTTAGAACTGCGAGATCGCAACCTTGCGCATCACCGACTGGCGATAGGCAGGGTCCGAGTTGTAGCGCGGGTCCCGCATCGCGGCGACCATCTGCGCCTGCGACTGGAACGCACCCGTGTCACTGGCCGGCGCACCGTTGATCGGGGCAGGCTCACGCGGGACGGCCTTCTCGTAGCGCATCTTCAGCAGGTCGATCGCCGCGGTGTAGGCCGGGCTGTTCAATTGCTCGTCGATGAACGAACGCTCGTGCTCGGGCAGGTTCTTCTTGCCCCACTCGATCAGCGAGTCGAACTGCTCTTTGCCGCCTACGTGCGAGTGCAGCTTACCCAGCAGGACTTCCTTCTCGGCGTTGATGCCGCTGACCAGTCGGTCGATCACGGCGTCCTGGTAGCCGGACTTCTTCAGTGCCTCGCGGGCGCCGTCCGACAGCGTGCCGCTCTCGTAGACCTCGGCCTCGAAGTCGGTGAACTGCGGTGCCTTTTCGGCGGGCGCGGCTTCATCGGCCTTGGTCTCGGGAGCGGGCTTGTCGTCAGCCGGCTTGGTGCGCGAACGCTCCAGGTCGCTGTAGGACTTCAGCAGGGCCTCGACGTTGATCTCGCCCTTCTCGGAGTTCCAGAACTTCTCCGGGACGGTCTCGGGACGGGCCTTGGGCGCAGGGGCCTCGGGGGCCGGCGCCTCGATCTTGTCGGGGGCAGTGTTGACCACGTTGCTCGATTCGAGCTTGGCGATCATCGCCTGGTTGTACTCAGGCGAGCCCGGCTGCGGGGCGGCCGGGTCTTGCGGTTGGGTCGCTTGTGTCATTGACCTTCAGGGTTTGAGAGCGCGGCCTGAGCAGCGGGACCGGCTATGCCGGAAACCATCTGCTGCTCCATGAGGGCCTGCTGTTCGGCTTCGATTTCCTGCTGGACTTCATCCTCGCTCTTGGTCGCGTTCGGGAACCCGAGCGCGTTCAAGCCAGGCTGAAGAACCTCGGCCCACTTGATCCGGCGAGAGACATCCTGCGCGAACTGGCCGGCAGTGCCGACAAGCTCGAACACCGAGCGGACCTTGTTCACGGTCTCGTCACGGCCCAGGGCTTCCAGGCCGGTCGTGATCGTGATGTCCACGGACTCGCGGATCGGTGGAAGTTCCTGACGCGACTCCATCTGCGCCATGAGCTTGCTCAGGCGCCAGGCGTGGTAATCGGTCGCCAGCAGGGCATATGTGCCGCCCAGGGCCGCTTCGAGTTCCTGCACCAGCATCCGAAGCTCGTAAGCCGTCACGCGCTCGGCGTCGCGGCGAAGCTCGGAGGTCAGCAGGAAGGAAGCAGACAGGGCGCGTTGCAGGCGCTCCAGTTCGGAGGCGATGATCTGCAAGCCGGTTCCGTTCTGGAACTGGTAGCCGGTCACGTCCTCGGGGTTGCCGGCGAGCACGGCGCCGTTGCGGGCCTCGGCTATCCGCTTGCGCAGGTTGCCGCCCGCGGCGTTGGGACGCACGAAGGTGAGATGCCGCGCCGCCAGGGCGCCGCCCTCGGTCATGTTCTTCGAGTGCTCGTCGTAGGACTGGAGGTCGCCGTAGAGGTCCTCGACGTGCGAGCGCGAGTAGTGCTCGCTGGGCACGAAGTTCCAGCCGAGCGCGTTGATCGGCATGGTGCCGCCGAACGTGGCCTCGGGCTTGACGGTCGTCTCGCCTACGTCCTGCTGGAACGTGTAGGTGCCGTCCTTCTTGGTGAAGCGGGTGTAGAGACGGTGGGTCTCGCCCGCGTCCTTGGCCTCGCCAATCGTGGCGCGGACTTCTTCGGGAAGGTTGCGGTGACGGACCTGCTCGCAGGTCACGATCTCCAGCAGGTCGCCGCTCCAATCACGCACCACGACGTACTGGTCCAGGCGGAACTGCTTGATGCGGCCGTTCGGCTGGACGTACTCGGCAATGTTGCCGGCGACGATCAGGTGAAGCAGGGAGACGAAGGTGGGGCGCCGCCACTGCAAGGCTTCGACCTTGGTGTTCACCAGCTTCTCGACCAGTGCGAGCTTCTGCTGGATGTCAGCGGGCGGCGAAAGCTCCCCGGAC